TGAAGCATCAGGGCTTATTGAGACATCCCAGACCAAGCGTGCTAACGGATACCTGGGACGGAAGAAAATTACGGTAAAAAATTACCAAGAAGAAAAGCAAGAGTTGGTAGAAAATTACCGCACCTCACATGACTATAAGTCACATAGCAGTATAGCTAATAAGCTATTAGTACCTAATAGCCAATCTAGTTATAAATTAAAAGAATCTGAAACCGTAGGTTTCACAAAGGAGATAAGGGTTCCTATGAGAAGATGGGAAGATGATGGAGACTCTCTGGCAGGTTTTGGACTCGTTGAGCCGAAAGACGCCCCACAACCAAAGATACGAAAGAGCGACCCTAAAACTAGAGGCAAGCGACCAGAGCACGAATGGACAGCGATGGATGTTGCTGCAGAGTTTAGTTACCAAGTGGGCCGTAAATACCCGCTACTTCCAGGAACTGTTTCCGTCAAATCGCTATCAGGCGCAATACGAAAGTTTCGCTCACAGTACGGAACCACCCCGCTCATAGAGCTTGAGCTACTTCGGCTGTTCATGCAGGATGAGCGTAACTTCAAAGACATTGGGGATGAGGCTCCTCACCTTTACAAAAAGTACCTTGCCTCCTTCGGCACGAAGATGAACCAAGCAAGAGAAAATCTAGGGCTAAACAGAGTTACTGCTAAAGTTGAGACCACCCCAGCATCTGGTACTCTCAGCTCCAGTGACGGTCGTGTGTTCCAGAACTCTTTGAGTGGACGTGCACAACTAGAGCGACATGAAAAACGATTGAAAGGCAAGGAGAACTAAACGTGGCAAAAAAGATTACAAAGAAGTTTACAGCAACACTTACACTAAACACCGAACAAGGTGGCGCATGGTTGGCTAATGTCAGCCTTCTTACTCCAATGATTGATGATGACAATCTCAACTCAATGCAACCAGCAGAGGCTGTAAGTGCAGAAGCAGCTTGGAAAAATGCATCAGCAGGTAAGCGTTGGATTAAATCACAGGTGTTAGCAATGACCCCTCGCAAAAGCGTAAAGTTAGAAGCAACTAAAGTTGATAAAACAACTGACAAGCCAACGGCTTTCGTTGGAGTACTGGAGTTTAAAGCATAATGAATCCACTAAGTTACACATTAAAAGAAACACCTGATTTAATGAAAGACGAAGACTTCTTGGAATACCTTGAAGAGCACTCAGTCCCAGAAGCAGAAACACAGATTGCTTTTGCTGCTTGGCTTAAGGAAAACGAAGACAAGTAATTGGAAGAAGACGAACTAGAGCAAGCCCTAATGAGACTATTTGCGTTAGGGCTTGTTTCAGTTGACTACGATGAGGATTTAAGTCCTAGGTTTGCTATAACGGATGCGGGCCGAATAAAGCTAGAAAAAGAATTGGGGGGTAACACAGATGTATGACATCAACACTTTGTCTCCATTAAAAAAACACTGGCTACTGCGGACTTCAAACATCCCACGTAGATTTATAGGGTTAGAACCAAGTGACATTACTGAGAAAGTAGGGTCATTCCCAGGAGAGGTATCTTCATGGGTTGATGATGTGACTTCAGGTCAGGTCATTAAAAGCATTGGGAACATTGGCGTAAACGGCGTAGGGCTTGTATTTGATGGTGGCCCTGGTCTTGGAAAGACTACTCACGCAGTCGTTGCTGCTATGGAGATTGTCCGTAACTTGCCAGATGATGATGCTCTAGCAAGTAAGCTACTGGGGTTAAACTCAACTGAGTACGGGTTAAAGTTTCGCCCTGTTTACTACATGACCTATCCAGAGTTCTTATCTCGTAAGAAGTCAACCTTTGATATGGATGGCGAAGATAAACGAGAGATGAGCTATGAGTTAGATGGGTTTCACGGTCGTTGCCGTTTTGACTGGCTAAATGTAAGAGTATTAATACTTGATGATTTAGGTAAAGAATACGGCTCTAAGTATGACGACACATCATTTGATGAGATTCTAAGACTGCGCTACGACAAGGGATTGCCTACAATTGTGACTACCAATGTTCGTTTAGAAAATTGGGAATCGCAGTACAGCGAAGCAATGGCGAGTTTTGCTAACGAAGCGTTTATAAGAGTGCCTATACTAGGTTCAGACCTAAGAGGTGCCCAATGAAAGGACCAAGCATGAACGCAGAGTGGATGACTGTTCAGCAGTTTATCTCTGCCCAAGGCGTGGGCGTATTTGAGGTTGAGCTAGAGACTAAGTCTAAGAAAACCCGTTGCAACTGCCCAGTGTGGACCAAGAAGAGCACCTGCAAACACACCTCCTTTGTAAACAATAAGATTAAAAGCACAGGTCATTACTCAATTAATGTCCCTAACTCAGTACCAGAAGAGTGGGCATACGAGGCCAGCGAAGACCCTAAGAAGTTCCGCGAGTTTGTAGTTAACTACGCGACGATAGAAGTCATATGAAAAACGGAGACATTTCCAACGTCTCCTCTCCGCAGGTAGTCTGTGTAACAGACGTAGCTCTCAAACTAAAAGAAGAAGTCTCTAAACGTCTTTTGGTAAAGAAGACTTCTTTTGTGGTAGGAGATATTGATTTACTTGCAGCTAACAAGCTGTGGCACCTGTCAAACAACTATGCATTTTCTTTAGAGCTAGCTGGCTTTGAAAGTGAGGGCTGGACAGAAGAGCTCCTTGATAAAGCCTTTGAAAAACTTGAGCGCAGGGTTGTCAACCCGTTCAACTACTGGCAACTCTACGAGGACCCACACGAGTTGGTAGGGGCTCTGCCATATCGTGCTAATCTTAAGGCTGTAATAGATATTCCAAGCCGAGTAGCTATGTATGGCTCGGCAGGAGTACAGTTAGACAACATCTAGTCCTTGAGGGAGGGCGCTATGTTCAGTATTGCAAACACAAATTGTAAAATGTGTCGTTCAAATGACATTGCACGTATTTGGGTGCATGGAAATTCGTATTTACAATGTCAAACATGCGGGGAGCGGTGGAAGTAGTTGGCAGCAGATAACGAACATAGGTTAGTTAGCAAGGTAATCAAAGACCGTGAGATTACCCCTGTACTTCAACGTGGAATAACAGACGTCTGGTTCTTAGATGACGACAACCGAAAAGTTTGGACGTTTGTCCGTAAACATTACAGTGAATACAGTGAAGTTCCTACGGCAACAACTGTTCTTGACCATTATCCAAACTACAAAGTTCTCAATGTTGAAGACAGTATGGATTACTTGTTGGACACAATGGTGGACTTCCGCCGTCGTATGCTCACACGACAGGGGTTGGAAAACGCGGTTGAGCAGTTGCAGGACAACAACCACAACGCTGCAATCCTTGCGATGGAACAAACTGTTTCCAAAGTTAATGAGCAAGGAGTACTTGGTACTCACGAGATTGATTTAACAAAGAACACAGAAGAGCGTTACAAGGAATATCAAACAATTCAGAATCAAGAGTTCTTAGGTATACCTACAGGGTTTAAAGATATTGACGAAGCAACCGCAGGGCTACAGGGTGGTCAGTTAGTTACCATCATTGCTCCACCTAAGACAGGTAAGTCTCAAGTCGCATTGCAGGTTGCTATAAATGTTCACAAACTTGGTAAGACACCAATGTTCCAATCATTTGAGATGAACAACCACGAGCAACAACAGCGCCACGACGCGATGCGTTCTCACATTGACCACGGACGATTACGCCGTGGAAAGCTTTTACCGAAAGAAGAAACACGTTACATTGACATGTTAAACGCAATGGAGACAGAGCATCCTTTCCATCTAGTAGATGCAGTAAACGGCATTACTGTCTCTGCTTTGTCAGCAAAGATTGAGCAGTTAAAGCCAGACATTGTTTTTGTAGACGGTGTGTATTTGATGCTTGATGATTTGACTGGTGAGATGAATACGCCACAAGCAATTACAAATATTACCCGTGCCCTTAAGCGTTTAGCGCAGAAGATTGACAAGCCAATTGTGATTACCACCCAGACTTTGCTGTGGAAGATGCGTGCTGGAAAAGTTACTGCTGACTCTAGTGGTTACTCATCCACATTCTTCCAAGACTCAGATGTTATCTTGGGTCTAGAGCCTGTTGAAGAAGATGACTCAATTCGTTTATTGAAGGTTGTTGCTTCTCGTAACTGCCCTCCTAAAGAGACCTCACTAACTTGGAAGTGGGAGACAGGATGTTTCCACGATGAGTCAGCAATGATGAGTTGTGAGTTCTGTTCTAATTGGGATAACAATGGTTGATGTAGAAAAAGTTTTACTTTCATTAGATATACCCCTTGTTTCTCAGAGAGGTGAAGAGGTACAAGGGCTATGTCCAATGCACAAAGCTCGCACTGGAAAAGAGGACCACAATCCATCGTGGTGGATTAACTCCGTAACTGGAGCACACATCTGTTTCTCTTGTGGTTACAAAGGCAACGTGTATACGTTGGTTGCAGATATCAAAGGCATTGATTATTTTGATGCAAAAGATTATGTAACTTCTAGTGCAGAGCTTGATGTGGATGTACTGTTAAAGCGTATCCGTGAATTGCCACAGTATGTCACCACTGAAGAACCTATAGCGATGTCAGAAGCTCGTCTTGCGGTGTACACAGAGCCACCAGAGAAAGAACTACGAAAGAGGTATATCAGTGCAGAAGCAGCAAGACATCACGGTGTCCTATGGGATGCTGCTAACGAAGCCTGGATTGTCCCAATACGTGAGCCTAACGATTACTCTTTATGGGGATGGCAAGAAAAAGGTGCACGTGGTCGTTTCTTCCGTAACCAGCCGCAAGGTGTTAAAAAATCAAGAACCGTCTTTGGTGTAGAGGTTATGTCTACGGAGACACTAGTTGTTGTTGAGTCTCCGCTAGACGTTGCAAGGCTTGCTTCCGCAGGGGTTGCAGGAGCAATATCTACCTATGGCGCAATCATCAGTGAAGAGCAAGCGAAGATTATGCGTAGAGCAGACCGCGTTATTGCAGCCTTTGATAAGGATGATGCTGGAATACACGCAAATGAACTTATGCGTGGTTTTGCTCGCAAGTATGGTATTGAATTGGCCTACTTCAACTACACAGGTATTGATGTAAAGGACCCAGGAGATATGACTGAAGCAGAGATAAGGCAAGGGCTTGATACAGCTCGTGACATGATTTATGGCAAAGCAGCCTACGTATGGCGTTAGATGCTCGTGGAGTACCAACGCACGCCTGTCCTAACTGTGGGTGTCTAGTGTTAAAAATTAAAGCAATGTTTGAGGATTACGATATTGCATTGTGGTTTACTGACGCTGAGTGCAGTGACTGTGGAACTTTGCTTACAGCTCCTACTCCTGTGGATGACCCAGATGTTCAAAGGTGAGCTAAAACCATATCAAGTAGAAGACGTTAAGAAAATGGCGTCTCGTCAAAAGATGCTTGTTGCCTATGAAATGGGTTTAGGAAAAACCTGTATGACTATTGCTGCATTAGAGAAGTTAAAAGAAGATGGTGAGTTAACAAAACCAACACTTGTTATTGCTTTGTCTAGCTTGAAATACCAGTGGCAAAAAGAAATTAACAAGTTTTCAGATGATTACTCCTCAGTAATTGATGGCTCCAAAGGTACTCGTTTCATTCGTTGGGAAAGAGATATGACGTGGGAAGACCACACTGGGTACATCATTGCTAATTATGAAACTATTGTTGCTGATTGGGATATTATCAAAGACTATGAGTGGGGCGCAGTAGTTTGCGACGAGGCAACTGCAATTAAAGGGTTCCGTTCTCAACGGTCAAAACGAGTAAAAGAACTTGCACGTAAAGTCCCAATTCGTTTTGCCTTAACAGGTACACCTATTGAGAACGGACGCCCAGAAGAACTCTATAGCATTATGCAGTTTGTTGACCCAACAGTTTTAGGGCGCTTTGATTTATTTGACCAAACTTTTATTGTAAGAAATCATTTTGGTGGAGTTCAACGTTACCGCAACCTACCTATCTTTCACGAGAAAATGAAGCAGGTTGCGGTACGCAAAACCCAGAAAGACCCAGATGTTGCTCCACACCTACCAGAGACAATCCATTTAGAGCCTTACCTAATCCCCCTAGACAAAGCTGGCACAGAACTTTATGCCAAGATTTCTTCAGACTTGATACAAGAGCTTATGGACGCACAAGAGTTACTAGGGGGTTCTTTTTCTTT